AAATGTTTGACCCTGTTAGTATAAGTGCAAGCCTAGCAGTCGCAAGCACCGCTTTCAACGGCATAAAAAGGGCATTTCATGCCGGGAGAGAGCTTGAATCCATGTCGCAAGACCTATCTAGGTGGATGGGTGCTGTATCCGACATTGATAACGCTCACAAGTCAGCAAAAAACCCATCTTTACTAAAAAAGGTTATGAATGGCAAAAGTATTGAGCAAGAAGCCATTGAAGCATTCACCGCGAAAAAGCAGTTGGAGGCACAAAGGAATGACTTACGCACCTTCATCCAATTTTCGCATGGTCAGTCGGCATGGGACGAGTTGGTGAGAATGGAAGGTGAAATCAGAAAAAGAAGGCAAAAGGAGGTTTACGATAAACAGAGATTCAGAGAAAAAGTTATCACGATTATTGTCGTTGTCATTGTGTGTAGTGTTGGCATCGGTTTTTTGGGTCTTTTCATTTACTCACTCATGGGGTTGGACAGAGGTTGGTTCGGATAATTGTGTTAGAAAAGAGGGTGGTCAAGAAACTTTTGAATGGCTGTGTGTCGATGGACAAACCATATATTTAGCTAAGTCAGATAATATATTTCAGTGCTTTTCTTGTTATCTCAAAAAATTTAGTGATTGGACTTGGGAACAAGAAATAAGAAAAGGGATGAGAGAAAACCCAAAATATGTTATATGTAGAAGATACAAAAGAGTAAGAGCAAAAAGTGGACAGCAAGTGTGTTTATATAAGGGAGCAAACAATACTTACACGTTGGTGGTTGAAGGAGAGTGCCCATCACAATATCGTTGCAAATATGACCCTCATGGCAAAGAGCCTAACATAGACAGCGTAGTTGATTCACTTAATGAAAGTTTTAAAAAATGACACCAGAAACACTAAATAAATGGCAGATAATACCAAGATTTATGATGCTCGTGATGACGCTTGTTTACATTAGATGTATTGAGTATGCATTAGCACAACCAGAACTTAGCACCCAGATGGCTTCACTAATATCGGTTGTGACAGGAGCAATGACAGGAAGCTTTGCGGTGTTCATAAACAAGGAAGCTAAAGGGGGAGAGCCAAAATGAGTTTGTTAACTTCACTCGTTGAGCCAGTGACCGGGTTGCTCGATAAATTCATCGAAGACAAAGACCAGAAAGCCAAGCTTGCCCATGAGTTAGCAACGATGGCAGATAAACACGCACAGGCATTAGCGTTGGCTCAAATAAAAGTAAATCAAGAGGAAGCAAAAGGAAACTGGTTTCAATCGTCGTGGAGACCCTTGATTGGTTGGATTTGCGGACTTTCATTGATGATAAATTATCTCATATCGCCCATCTGTGCCGGGTTTGGTGTTGTTATACCTCAAGCGGACATGAGTGTTATGATGCCGTTGTTACTTGGAATGCTTGGAATAGCGGGTATGCGTAGCGTAGATAAAGCGTTCAAAACAGACACAAAGGGGAAATAAAATGGCATTCACATTATCGCAGAGAAGTTTGGGTCGGTTAGACGGAGTGAAAAATGAATTACACTCAGTGGTAACCACCGCCATCGGACTGACGAACGTCGACTTCGGAGTCACATGCGGTCTCAGAACTGAAAAAGAACAGGAAGACCTGGTCGCAAGGGGAGCATCGCAAACCATGAAAAGCAAGCACCTCACAGGAGATGCAGTCGACGTAGTTGCATATATTGGCAACCGCATCTCTTGGGAACTGAACCTTTATGATGATATCGCAGATGCGTTTAAAGAAGCATCAGTGCGAGAAGGAGTCGGAATCAGATGGGGAGCGTCATGGCACATACCAGACCTCCGGGATTGGGAAGGCACAGCTGAAGAAGCAATGAATTCATATATAGACCTTAGACGCTCTCAATCACGTCGGGCATTCATCGATGCACCTCATTTCGAGCTTGTAACATGATGAGTAAGATATACTTGAAGCTCTATGACTTCTTTTCAAAGATTGCGAGTTATTTTTTAAGAAAATCATTGAACCAAAAAACCAAAGGGGGTTATCATGGCACTAACACCAAAACAAAAAAAACTACCAAAAGGACTACAGGAAGCAATTCTAAAAAGTCAAAAAAAGGGTAAAAAGAAAAAGAAAGGAAAGAAGTAATGCCATATCATTATGGAAAAGGCTCACATTCATCACCCATGAAAAAGAAAAAGAAAAAAACCAAAAAGATGAAAAGGAAAAAGCGTTAAATGGTTTTAGTCAAATCTATTAAGAAATTCACAACCAAACTTAACAAGACTCAAAAGAAAGCTATGAACCGCCATGCCCGGCATCACTCGTTGAAGCATATGAAGGAGATGGCTAAAGACTTAGAGTCTGGTAAAACATTCGCTCAAGCACACACAAGAGCGATGAGGAAGGTTGGAAAATGAGTGGTTTCACAACGACAGCTACCATCTCTGAATTAATAGATAAAAGACCTATGAGGAAAAGAAGGGCAAAGACCCGGAAAAACAAAATGCCCTACAAGGGCAATTTAAAGGCGGTACAGAGACTGTTGTCCGTTAAAAGGATAAAGAGCTAGGCAAAATCCTCAACGCCTCACAGGGATGCTTGTTTCGATGATTTGTTTGATTTCATCCAAGCACTCCGTTAAACACCCCTTGACAATAAAGTGAGGTGTGCCAAGAGCTTTAGACTGTACCGCCCACAACTTTTGAGACTCGGACAATCTTCCCTTTTCATTTTTAAGCTCAATATAAAGAATTCTACCTTCCGGGTACTCAATAATAATATCTGGGCAACCAGACTTTAAACCCATCTTTTTCATCTTCAAATGATATCCGATAGACTTTTGTCCCTCATTCGGAACGTGAAAATGTCGGAAGTGATAGTACTTGGATAGGTAATTAAGGTAGTCGTTGCATGCTATTTGTATGTCGGATTCTTTTGTCATAGGGGGTAAGTTCTAAGGTTTAATGAGATTGCACCCATCTAAGTTTTAAAATTTACCCCCTACGTTATACAAATGAATTGGAGTTCTCTTTGTATATTCCGCTAGTCTTAGGAGGAATGGCGATATTTTAACAAAATAATTCTTATTTACAATTAAAAAAGATATAACATCGCTTGACTTTAAATAACCTAAATGGTATTCTAGGTTTATAAACGATAATAATAATAATAATTGGAGTTCAAAATGAGATTAATCGTAAAAAATGCATTAAGGGTGGACGAACTGACCACCCAATTTGAGATTGATGGTATGGATTCGGATATCGTCGATGCTTATTATCCAGACACCTATATTGTGAATGAAGCAAAGTGGCGGTTAGAAATGGCGGTGGCAAATTTGCAAGACCTACATTATTCAGAGCCAGATTACAAATTTTACAAAAGGCATGAAGGTCAGCTGAAAAGATTTATAGCCAAGTGGGAAAACAAGTGCGAGCCACATGAGAACGATGGTCTATCTTGGGAAAAGCTAAAAGAAAAAATTGAAGGGAGCGAATAATGACAAAGCCAACAAAAAAATTCAAAGCAATAATACAATTTCATAAGCAGATAGAGTCAATGGAAAAAACACTTTTCAAATTTGATGTTTGCACAGCAAAGAACGTTGAATTGGATGAAAAATGCAAAACCATTTATGGTTGCTTACAAGACATCAAAGCACTTATTTACGATGACAAAATTCTTTATAGGGGAGAAAAATAATGAAACTCACACCTATTACAAAAGAAGAGGTTTATAAAAACGCTTATGAAGACTATTGGATGGATTGCCGGGACGAAGGATTGATTGCTCTTCAACAAAGCGAATGGATGGAAACAGAGGAAGCAAAACAATCAATCAAAAGATGGTTTGCTTTACTAGGCATGAACAGGGAACGAAGCAAATGATAGATAAACCTACAAAAATAGGGAACTCAACACTTTATAACGCTAGGGTTCTCAACATGAGTGTCGCAAAATACTATGGCTTGGTTAGAGATTATGCCGAACTCCTAACCAAAGCCAGAGAGGCGAACAAAGAGGACTTAGAAAAGAACGGAGACCAAGCAGAACTCACGCTTTATTTCTCAGTCAGAAAAAATCTCAATCAGTTAGTTTTGCAAAAGCTGATGAGAGATAAAATAGAAAAATTTGGAGCAGATAAAAGATGAATAAATTTTTAGAACTTATGTTTGATGCATTATTTTTACTCACGTTTTTTGTATTTGCCTATTTTATACTAGTGGCATTTTGGTAATAAATCTTTATAGTTTTAGATGAATTGGAGTTCAAATGATTACATTAAATAAAACAGCTTTCGCTTTGATATCAATAGCCTTTTTGGGCGGGTGTAGCACCATGCCCATAGTTGATAGCAGAGGAAAATCGTCGGCAAATGTCAAAGGAGACATGAACCGATATCACGATGATTATTATACATGCAAAAGTCTGGTCGAGGACAATACGAATTACGTCTGGGACAAAAGCAAAATCGTTTATAATAATCTTAGATGGAGAGTGTTATGGCTGAGTCCCAAAGTGAAAACAAGACAAGACTTTCTAAATAGGTGTCTTGAGGGTCGAGGTTATAACGTAATTAATAAATAAGGAAAATAAAATGATAATAGATAAAATATTCGATAATACAAAAGATGGAGTACCAAACTACTCTATAGATTTGATAGATGGCACTCGACTTTATTATAGGGGTACAGTTTTGAACCCCATGCCACAAAAAGGCGATGCGATAAATTACACTGTTATAAACACAAAAACGTCAGCTAATGGTAATCAATACACAAATATAAAAGACGTTGAAATAGCATCAATGCCGGATGACGGACAGGCATCCTATCAACCCCAACAAGCACCACAGGCTTATGCTCAAAATGGCGGTCAACCATATGTGCCACCCAAAGCACCTGGTCAAACCATGAATAAAAGCGATACACAGCGACTCGATATTTTTGTAACGGGTGTCGTGGGTCGAAGTATGGGGTCGGGACACTTCTCGGTCAATCAAATCCAAGAACTTACAAAAAACGCTGTAAGAGCCTTTCATGAAAACCTCAAAGAACTATAAAAAGCTCTTCGCTGACTTCTGGGGGTATCATGAAAACGATATCCCCATGTGTTGGAACTGTCGGAAAGAACAGGCGGTTGATATTCATCATCTAATACCAAAAGGCATCGGTGGAGTGAAAAACAACAGGCTTAATAGAATTGATAATCTTTATGCCTTATGTCGCAAGTGTCATACGCTAGGTCATTCCGATAAAGAATTGAATGAACAATGGAAAAAAGACTTATTAGAAAGAATAAAATGGAAGGAGCAGAACCCCTATGATTGGTAGAGATTTATGTGAAGAGGTCTTAAAAATAGTCAAAACAAGAGGAACAGAGTATGGCGATATTAAGACAAATCATGAAGAAATAGCAAAAGGATGGTCGGTTATATTTGGCATAGAAGTCCAACCGCACCAAGTGGCACTCGCTAACGATTGGCAAAAAACTGTGCGACTCAAAACAAACCCCAAGCACCGGGACAGCTATAAAGACAAGATAGGCTACATGATAACCTACTCAGAGTGCGTGGAGAATGATTGATGGATATATATTCAATTGAATTTGACCCAAACAAACTCTCGCATCAGCAAGAAGAGCTTGGGTTAGAATTTGCCGACCTCGACACCGCTGTTGAGATAATGAAAAAAGAAGAAAAGATGATAGTGGCTGACTTAACACTTCAATTTTCTCGACAAAAAATGTATAAAAACATGAAGGAATTAGATGGGTTATTATTCACCCATGAAAAGTTTAGGGACTTCACTGAAAGATACAGTGAAACCTTAAAACGAAGGAATCGAGCCAAGATAAGGTTTGAGTCTTTCAAAGCGTTTAGAGACGATATGAGGACAAAAGTTGTCAATGAACGTGAATTAGCCAAGAATTTATAGAAAGGAATTATCATGGCAAAAAAATCACAAAGGGAAAATATCCTAGAGTACCTTGAAATAGGTAACAAAATCACCCCATTAGAAGCCTTGTACCAGTTTGGTTGTTTTAGATTGAGTGCGGTTATATTCAATTTAAGACAAGAGGGGTTTAATATCATCACTCACAAGAAAAAAGTCGATGAAAAAACCTTTGCTGAATACGAATTGGTAAAGGAGAAAAGCAATGGTTGAATATGATAACTCAAAGACCTTTTTTGAATTTGAAATGGAAAGAAAAATCGACAAGCAAAAAGAGCGAGGTCTATCCAAACACTCAAGCGAAATAAGGGTTATGGATAATCTCATTGATGCTCTTAATGAGTATATAATCAAATTTGGAAGACAAAGTAATGCTCATGACCTTTGCTTTGATTTGAAAAAACAAATTGAAGAAAACAAAAAGTACACTCAAGACTACATGGATTTGATATGATTGAGCATTTTGAAAAGTTTGATTTATTACCTCTATCCTTTTCACACCTTAACGAGTTCGCTTTTTATCGGGAGCGTTGGGCGTTAAGGAGAGTCTTTGGGTATGAGTTCCCGACAAGTGCATCAGCCGTTAGAGGGCAATCTGTGGAGTCTGGAATAAATATGTTCTTACATGGAATATCAGCATCAGAAGCCACAGAGAAAATGCTAGCTGAATATGATGCTAATTGCTCACGCATAAAAGACCCAAAGATAGATGATGAGAGAAACAATCTAGTGCCTTTATTTGAACTAGGTATTAAGCAATTTCAAAACTATGCTTTCTCTTGGAATCTGCTAGCGTATCAAAAAAAGGTGGAGCTTGAGATTGATACCATACCATTCATTGGTTATACGGACTTTCATTTCGAAGATAAAAACACAAAAGAAGATTTTTATATTGATTTGAAAACGTCTAAAAACCTGCCGATGAGAGTTAGTATTTCTCATGCTATGCAACAGGCAATTTATCAAAAGGCAACAAATGCCAAGCAAATTTTATGGTATTTAAAAAACCCAACCAAGACAAAGGATGCCGAGTTCATTGCCATGTCGCTTGATGATTACACCGAACCTTATCGCATATGTCAGCATATTATTAAGGTTATGGGCAATTATCTCAAAACAGTAGATTCTCCAGATGACGTTAAAAACAGCTTAGTTCCCAACCCGGATAACTGGATATGGAAAGAGGAGACTGTTCTTAACGCTAGAAAGGAAGTCTGGGGATATTAACCAAAATAACCCTTTAGGTTTTGGCTTAGAGGGTTATAATAAAACAATATTGGAGTTCAAAAATGACAAATGACGATTTCGAAGTAATAGACGAAAACTCAAAACCAAAAGAAAAATTAAAAGCTTGGTATTTATTCACTAATGATTTTATAGCCGGGACTCAACATCTTAGTAATACTGAAATAGGAATATATATCAGATTGCTCTGTTGGAACTGGAACAAGGGATGCATTGGCATACCAAGCTACAACATGACTTACTATAGAATAGCAAACTGCCACACAGATGAGGAGAAACATTCGTGTGACTTAATTATCAAAGAGTTTTTTGTTTATATTAACGACCATTATCAAAACGAGAGACAGCTTCAAGAATATCTTTATATAACAAGGCGAATGGAAGCATCTAAGAGAAATGGCAAGCTAGGTGGAAGACCAAAAAAACCTAACAATAACCCAGAGGAAACCCCCCTACCAACACCCCTTACCCCTATCTCTAAACCTAAACACAGTAAGGTGAACTATAGTTCACAGTTTCTTTCCTTTTGGAATGATGTAAAGAATAAAGTCAGCAAGGGGACAGCAGAAAAAAACTATCTAAAACTAGAAAAAGATTGGATAGAAAAACCTCAAGAGTTAGCAAAGATGTACAATAAGTATTTTGACTCTGTAGAAGACAAGCAATTTGCAAAGCAACCCGCCTTTTGGTTATCTGCAAAAAAATATCTTGATGAGAACCCAAAGGCTCTCAGCACCGAAAAGGTAGACATGTATCCTTTCAGATTAAAGCAGTTCAAAGAGTGTGTGGAAACCCAAACTGTCAAAGGATATGTCGTATCCACTGCTCGACACCACACGGGAGATGTCCACCGGGCAATATCTGAGGGCGAGTTTACAAAGGAACAAGCAGAAAAATATCTAGATTTGAGGGGGTGGCTATGAAAAAAATCATCTCAATAAATTATCAAGAAATGTCTGAACAGGCGGTAGCAAGACCACAAAAAGCATTTCTTGAAATGGATGACGTTATAAAAATGGATTGTTTGAACGATGCTATTTACGATTTAGAAGAACTTAGAAAAGAGTTGGATAAAAAAATGTGTTGGAAAATAAAGCGTTTAACTAAGAATTACTACAAGAATAAAAAATAAAGGAAATAAAAAATGAAAATACAAAACGTGGCTACCGATAAGTTAATCCCTTATCACAACAACCCTAGAAAAGACCAAGCAATAGACAAACTTGCGAGTTCAATAAAAGAATATGGCTTTCAACAACCAATAGTAGTCGATAAAGATATGATTGTGATTGTAGGACACACCCGGTTGCAAGGAGCAAAAAAGCTCGGACTTAAAAAAGTACCCATAGTTGTTGCTGACCTTTCAGAAGCAAAAGCAAAAGCGTACAGGATTGCTGACAATAGATTAAACGAAGACTCAAACTGGGATATGGATTTGTTAAGTTCTGAAATAAACGAATTGTTGGAGCAAGATTATAATCTGGAAGAGCTTGGTTTCGATGATTTAGAAATTGAAAAGTTTTTAAATAATGAAGGCGATGGTCTAACAGAAGATGACGAAATCCCGGAAGTTCCAGAAAAACCTAAATCAAAAGTTGGGGATATATATCAATTGGGTCAGCATAAATTAATATGCGGAGACTCAACAAGTGAAGAGGTTTTATCAAAACTGTTCAAAGAATCAAAAGCAGACATGGTGTTTACTGACCCGCCATACAACGTGGATTATGGTGCAACAAAGCACCCAAGTTGGAAACAAAGGTCAATTATGAACGACAGTATGACTGAGGAAGAGTTCGAAAACTTTATAGAAAAATTTATCGTTGCTAGTCAAAAGCATATTAAAGAAGGCTCTCCATACTACATTTGTTTTGGAGAAAGAAACTCTATTAATTTTTTATCAGCGTTTAAAAAAGCAAATCTCCACCATTCGTGTAATATTATATGGAAAAAACACAGCTTAGTGTTGGGAAGGTCAGATTATCATTATATTCATGAACCTATTTTTTATGGTTGGTTAAACGGAGCAAAGCATAAGTTTTATGGAGACAGGACAAACACATCGGTCTGGGAAGTAGACCGCCCAACAACATCGGAATTGCACCCCACTATGAAACCAATAGAACTGATTGTTAAGGCATTGAAAAATAGTTCTAAAAGCGAGGACATTATATATGACCCTTTCGGTGGAAGTGGTTCAACAATCATTGCATCGGAAAAACTCAACAGAGCTTGTTATTCTGTGGAGCTAGACCCCAAGTATGCTGACGTTATTGTTAAACGTTGGGAAAACTACACCGGGTTGAAAGCTAAAAAATTATGATGGAAGTTATCACATTCACTATGTATTTAATAACCATCACGGATATTGAGACCGCAGATGTTGAGGTGCATAGGTTGGTCTTTGATAATCATGCCGAGTGTTTAGCGTTAGCGACAGCGATAAACCAGGTCAGAGACCCGATATCAATGAAAAAAAACTGTCGTAGCGTTAAGTCATATTATTGGGAGTTACCATGAATAAAGATTATGAAAAAATATTTGCACTCAAGCCAATAGTTCCAGACACGGGTCAAAGGAATACAAGGGTGTTTAAAAAGGAAACAGTGGAGTTGATGAAAAAACTGGCAGAAAAGAAAAGGAAAGAAAATAGAAAAAATAAAATATAGTAGATTTTTTATTGAAGATTCGATAAATCTAGAATGTGGCATTAAGTGGGCAACCTCAGTTTGATTGGACTTCATAGGGGAGTTTTCTTTTTGCCACACCAACCTAACTATGGGGTATAAATAGGAATGGCGAGACCAAAAAAGTACAATATAGAACCTAGTCAAATACAAAAGTTGTCATCTCTAGGTTGCACCAACACGGAAATAGCAGACTTTTATGGTTGTGACGAAAGCCTCCTCAGAAAGAGTTATTCCGAATTTCTGACAAAAGGTAGAGCAGAGCAGAAAATAAGACTCAGACAGCTTCAGTGGAAATCAGCAGAAAAAGGCAATGTGACCATGCAAATCTTTCTTGGCAAGAATATGTTGGGTCAACAAGATAGAATTGAACAAACAGAGTTAGACGAACCATTGGTGTGGTCGGTTGACTGATGCCTCTCACCCAACCTCAAAAGCAAGTCATCAGCAATAAGGCAAGGTTCAGAGTTTTAATAACCGGGAGACGCTTTGGTAAGACATTCTTAGCAATTAACGAACTGGCAAAGTTTGCAAGCCACCCAAATAAAAAAATATGGTATGTTGCTCCAAGCTATCGTCAAGCAAAGGCTATCTGTTGGAGCGTACTTAAAGAGAAAATGATAAATCATAAATGGGTCAAGAATATAAACCACAGTGATTTGACATTAACTTTAAAAAACAACTCAACCATAACTTTGAGGGGGTCGGACAACGAGCAAAGCCTAAGAGGTGTTGGTTTAGACTTTCTCTGCATTGATGAGTTTGCTGACGTTAATAAGGAGGCTTGGTATGAAGTTCTGCGACCCACGCTCTCAGACACCAAAGGTCACGCCTTATTCTGTGGCAGTCCCAGAGGGTTTGGAAACTGGTCGTATGAGCTTTTTAAATTAGGTGAGTCTAATAAAGATTGGTCTTCCTTCAAATACACAACGTTGGAAGGTGGACAGGTATCTGACGATGAGATAGAGCAAGCCAAACAAGACCTGGACTTGAGGACATTCCAACAAGAGTATGAGGCAACCTTTGTTAACTACTCCGGGATGATATATTACAACTTCTCAAGGGATAAAAACATAATTGATAAATGCAACAAGAACTCACCAATCCTTCATATAGGTTTAGACTTTAACGTTGACCCAATGAGTGCCGTAGTGTGTGTTGTAATTAATGATAGAATATTTGTAATTGATGAGATACAAATATATAGTAGTAATACGAACGAAATGTGTGAAGAAATTAGAACCAGATATGCAAATAAGCAAATTGTGATATATCCAGACCCAAGTGCAAGGCAGAGAAAAACATCTGCCGGAGGTATGACAGATTTAGCTATATTGAAAAATTATGGTTTTGATGTAAGATGTAAAAGTTCAGCACCTCTTGTTAGGGATAGGATAAACGCAGTAAATGCCAAGCTAAAAAATGTTAATGGTCAAAATAGTTTATTTATTGTAAAATCCTGTAAAAATGCAATCAAAAGCATAGAAAGACAAATTTACAAGGAAGGCACTCACATTCCCGACAAAGATAGTGGATATGACCATATGAACGACGCTCTCGGATATTTAGTTGAATATAACTTTCCACTCAAAAGGAATTTTGTGCCTAGCCAACCTAAGAGGTGGAGTTAATGAACCGGGAACAACTAACTGAAAAACATAATCTTTGGCATGCAAACATCTCAAATTGGGAGTTCTATATCCGCAGTTATTTAGGTGGCAACGATTACAAAAATGGATATTATTTGCACCGATATGTTTTAGAGTCACCAGAAGAGTATGACGCAAGGATAAGGCACACGCCACTTGATAATCATTGTAAAAACGTTGTTCAGATATACACCAGTTTCCTCTGGAGAGTTCCACCAACAAGAGATTATGGTTCATTAGACGGAAACCCAGAGCTAACGTCTTTCCTTATGGATGCTGACTTAGATGGTCGCTCATTCAATACAGTAATGCGGGAAGTCCAGATGAACGCTAGTATCTATGGTAACTGTTGGGTCATAGTCGATAAGCCACAGTCAAACGCCAATACCAGAGCAGAAGAATTAGCACAGGATATCAGACCTTATATCAGTATCTACACGCCAGAAAATGTTGTGAACTGGAACTACGCAAGGTCTCCAAGTGGTAGATTTTATTTAGATATGCTCACAATAGTTGAGGATATAAACGAGGATAGAGCAATAATAAAAGTTTTCACTGAGGAAACAATAAGCACATATGAGGTCGAAGAGTATGAAAAGGAGTACTCGGAAGGTGAGGCAAGACTTATTGAAGAGATAGAAAACCCTATCGGAGTCATCCCGGCAGTCAATGTGTTCAATCTAAGAGGTGCAAAAAGACCCATAGGAATAAGTGACTTAGCCGATGTAGCCTATTTGCAACAGTCAATCTATAACGACTATTCAGAGAAAGAACAGCTAATCAGACTAGCAAACCACCCAAGTCTTGTTAAAACACCAAACGTCGAGGCAAGTGCGGGAGCGGGTTCAATCATAGAGATTCCAGAGGACTTAGAGGCAAACCTCAAACCCTATATCATACAGCCTAGCGGTCAAAACTTAGATGGCATCATGAAATGCATTCAAAATAAAGTGGATGCAATCGACAGGATAACGCACATGGGTTCGGTGAGAGCCACAGGAACACAAATAGCAAGTGGCATCGCTCTACAAACAGAGTTTCAGCTTTTGAATGCCCGGTTGTCTGAAAAGGCAGACTATCTTGAAAATGCAGAAGAGCAAATTTGGTCGTTGTTTGCTCGGTGGCAAAATGCAGAGTTTGATGGTTCGGTAAACTACCCAGACACGTTTGATATAAGGGACTGGGCAAATGACCTCCAATATTTACAAATGGCAAAGGCGAGTGGCGTCAAATCAGAAACATTTAACAAAGAGCTAGACAAGCAAATAGCTCAGTCGGTGATTGATGACAACGATATGGTCAAAACAATAAACGACGAAATAGACTCAAACAGAACAGTGAGAGGTCAGTTCCAAACAACAGAGGTGGAGGGTCAGACAGTTGGCGAGGAAGAAGAAACGTAGAAAAGTACCCAAAGACAAGCAGACGGGTATTCCCAAAAAATATTTATCTGGTTTAAAAGGTGCTGAAAGAAGTGCAAGAGCAAGTTTACTCAAACAGATAAGCTCTCTCTATAAATCGGGAGCTAGAATACCCAGAGCATTATTAAGAAGAAGGAACAGAACGTAATGGCAGTAAGAAGAAAACCTTTGTCCGCATCCGTTTTGAAAACACTCAGAGCCAAAGCAAAAAAATCAAAACTATTTAATCTTGCAGACCTCAAAGCCTCTTTCCGAAGAGGACAAGGTGCTTTTTTGGGTGCGGGAAGCAGACCTAAAATACCAATGAATGCTTGGGCGATGGCAAGGGTTAACAAACTAATATCAAGAGGAAGGTCTGGAACGTTTGACAAAGATATAATCAGACGAGCCTCCAAGAGAAAAAAGAAGTAAAGAAGAGAGATGAAAGATGGCTAAATACAGAGGTCGGGAAGTTAAACTCAATAAACCTTTTAGATTATCCGCTGAAGAAAATAAAAGAAAAAAGTTCGGTGTTTACGTTAAAAACAAGTCTACAGGCAAAGTGAAAAAGGTAACCTTTGGGTTTAGAGGAATGTCAATCAAGAAAAACAACCCGGTGCGTCAGCGTTCCTTCCTTGCCCGTATGGGTGGTGTCCTTAAAAACGTGAAGGGTCAGAAATCGTTGTCTCCGGCATTCTGGTCAATCAAAGCGTGGAAAAAGGACTTCCCTCTTTAATGTCAAGAATACTCGATAAACTTGCTGACCAACACGAGGAGAGGATGATTAACGTTCTCTATAAACTTGAAGAGGATGTTATCAAAGAGGTCACAAAATCAATGAACGTTGACGTGGTGTCCGTTCGCTTGGCAATTCAACTCCAACCAAAGCTTAGAAACCTCATTGAGACTGTTTTCCTTGAAGAGGCAGATGCTATCATAAATGAAGAATATAACAAGATTGCAAAAGAAGTATTAGACACCTTTGGTGAGATGCCCATCCCGGCAAAATTTAAAAATTTGACAGATATAGACTTGCAAACCATCAATGCCCTTAAATATCAAGCCTTTAGCGGTTTTGAGGATATAGCTGAGAGGTTTTTAAAGGTCATCAATGATGAGGTATATCAAAGCGTGATTGCGGGTCGACCCTTTGATGATATGGTCAGCAATATAAGGTCACACATAAATGGCGTTTATAAAAGGTCAAATTCAGCAGAGATAAATGAGCTAGTAGACTTTATTAATGAAAACAAATACAAAGCATCAATGAAAAGCCGGGTGGAGGATGCCATCAGAAAGCTTCAGACACAATATGCAAGTGATAGAGCCGGGAACAACCTCAGAAGATATGCCGGACAGATAGCTCACGACTCTGTGATGCAGTTTCACGGACAGTTCACTGTTGCCAAAGCAAAAGCCAGTGGATTAGAGCATTTCACTTACACAGGCACGTTAGTAAGAGACAGTAGACCTTTCTGTAGGAATATGTTAAACAAAACATTAACCGAAAAAGAAATTCGGGATATTTGGAACAATCAAGGGTGGCAAGGCAAGTCCACAGGAGACCCATTCATCGTTAGAGGTGGATATCGATGCCGACACACTTGGATTCCAACCAACCCTAACTGGGATATATAGGAGTAAGAAATGGCTGAAGAAAATCAAGTAGAACAAACTACAGAAACCCAAGAAGAAGAAAAACCAATTGAGCAAGAGCAACCCAAGACTCATTCTTTCACACAAGAGGAAGTAAACAATATTGTTGAGCGACGCTTGGCTAAAGAAAGAGGCTCGATGTATAAAAAACTCGGGGTGGATGATTTAGAGGTCGCAGTGAACGCTGTTAAAAGTCAAAAAGAAGCGGAAGAAAAGCAGAGGATTCAGAGAGGCGAGTTTGAGGAAATCCTTAAAAATAAGACTCAAGAGTTCACAAAAGAAAAGCAAGAGCTACAAAATCAGTTGAGAGATATAAAGATAAATAAGTCTTTATTGTCCTCTGCATCCAGAAATAAAGCAATCAATCCAGACCAGGTGGTGGAACTTTTAAAAAATAACATAAAGCTAAATGAAAGCGGAAACGTAGAAATTCTAGACAAAAGCGGACTGCCAAGATACAATCAATCGGGGGAACTCTTAACGACTGACGAATTAGTCCAAGAGTTCTTAACACAAAACCCGCACTTTGTTTCAGCAACCCCAAGCGGTTCTGGCTCAGTGTCAAATGTGGATAGGCAAGAACTCAGTAAGCCTTTAAATTTGAGTGAATTAAATTTTAATAACCCGGAGGACAGAAAAAGGTATGCCGAGTATAAAAGGCAGAGAGATTCAAAACCTCGAGTTATTAACTCAAACCCTTAATTTGTTTTATTTAAAGGAGTAAACAATGGCAAATGAAACAACCAGTAGTACCATTTCGGAACTCTACACCGAAATCGTAGCAGAAGCATTGTTCGTAGCAAGCGAACAGTCAATCATGAGAAACCTTGTCCGAAACTACACAATAGCGGGTGGTGGTAAGTCTGTTGAAGTACCAATCTATGCAACAGTATCAGCATCAGCGGTAAACGAGGCAACTGACCTATCAAATACAGCCGTCAACCCGACCTCTGTGACTATAACAGCCAGTGAAGTTGGTGTGATGACAACCTTAACTGATTTAGCAAGAAACTCAGCATCCAGAAACGTTGCGGGTGACATTGGTAGATTATTTGGTGAGGCAATCGCTAGAAAAGTAGATGCAGACTTATCAGCACTGTTCACAGGCTTTTCCACAGAGAAAGCGGGTGGTGCGGGTCAAGAATTAACAGTTCAAGACATCTTTGAAGCAAGTGCAGAGCTTAGAACAGCAAACGCTCCCGCTCCTTACTATGGTGTCTTTCACCCGAAGCAGATATTCAACGTAAAGAAGTCTTTGACAAACACCTTTGTTGGTAGAGATACCGAACTGTCAAACGAAGCCATGAGAAGTGGTTTTGTTGGAACGATTGCGGGTGTTCAGATATTCGAATCCTCAAACATATCTGTGGATGGTTCTGATGACTCAATCGGTGGTGTTTTCTCTCAAGACGCTCTTGCATTAGCAATGATGCAAGACCTCAAGCTTGAAACACAAAGAGATGCTTCATTAAGAGCAGATGAAATTGTTGCTACTGCCGTGTATGGAGTTAGTGAAATCCATGATTCTTATGGAGTTAAGTTAACAGCTGACACACTAGCTACATAATAACTATGGGGTGGGAAACCACCCCTTATTTTTAAGGGACAATAATTATGGAAATGGTCAAGCTTGTTAAAGGCGATAGAGTAATCGAAAGACGAAGAGTGGATTACGAAAACAATATCAACATTTGGGGTTTGCGAGGGTGGACACTTGATGAAGGTAAACCAAAAGCACCCAAAGCAGAACCAAAGCCAGTGATGGAAGAAGAACCAAAGCCTAAGAAAACAAAAAAGGCTGACTAATGGCTACAAACGAATTTAACGTTGCCAACACCAGTCTGCAGAAAATACAACCAGATATTTTGGGTTTCGGGGTGACAGATTTCGCAGACCAATTACAGTTTGCTGAAAATGATGTTTTAAGACGTGTCAGAGAAGAATGGTGGGAAAGATACAGGCACACTGTTCGCTATAAGGACATCACTAAGATAACATCTGTTGAAATGGATAGTTCTAAACTCACAGACTCACAATGGACACAATCAGTGGTTTATCTATGCCTATGGAAATATGTTTATCCTATTCTAACGAAATGGCGTGACCCGGACACAGGCGAGGGCAAAGATGCATTTCAAGTTCAGATAGATTTCTACCGAGACCGATATGAAGAGGAGTTTCAAGCGATACTCAGAGATGGGGTTGAATACGATGAAGATGGTGGTGGAACTGTATCAGACTCCGAAAAAGAGCCAATTCATCATTTGAGATTAGTTCGCTGATGGCAGTTGATGTAAAAGTAGATGTGAACAGCATCGAACTCACAAACTTTCTAAAAAGGATATCAAGAAAGCAAAAAGCAGTTATAAAAAAGGGTCTTAACAGAGTTTCTAACATGGCTATCCTTATGATTACAAAAAGAACGCAAAGTGGTCAAAAGCCAGATGGTGGTAGGTTTATACCATACACAAAAAAATCAGCTCAACTCAGAAGAAAAAAAGGTAGGCAGACAGCATTTGTTGACTTAACTGACACCGGGCAAATGTTCCGAAGTTTGGATTTCAGACAAAATGGATTTAAGAACACCTTGCTTTTCACTAATAAAGAAAGAGAACAGATAGCCTTTCGTCACGACACTTTAGGTGTTGGAAAAAGAAAAACCAGAAGACCTTTTTTCGCAATCGGTGACAGAGAAGAAGACAAAATTAAAGATGAGTTCGCAAGTTTTTATTTTAAAGAAATGAGACTATGAGCAAAAGAGAAAGCATAGCCGGAGACATAATAACTAAGCTTGATGCGGTCACCAGTCCTATTGAGTTTAAAAAAATAACCCGAGAGCCATTTGAGGTTGAGGAACTCTCTGATGCACAGTTCCCGGCACTGTTTATTCAATCGGGTGATGAAACAAGAGAGGTTTCAAGCATTGGCGATACAGGAGCGGGAACATATAGAGGCACGATAGACTTTCTGATTGTTGCCTTTGGCAAAGGGACAGACTCAAATATAGATACAGTTAGAAACCAAATTATAGAAGTGGTTGAAGAAACTCTCGATAATGATATAACAAGAAATGGAAATGCTATAGATACTCAAATTGTTGAGGCTTCTACCGACGAGGGTACAATATATCCTTATGGTGGAGTGCGAATGACTGCAAGGGTTATATATGAATTTACAAGAGGGAGTGCATGATGGCTAAAAATGTGACTATGAAAAAAGGCGAAAGTGTAATAAAATGTTCTGAAGATTATGTAGAGCATTTTGAAAAAAATGGTTATAAAGTACATGATGAGAAGGCGGTTTCTAAAAAAGCCGAAAAACCTAAAGAAGAAAAGGAGTAAATAAATGGCTACACATCACGGAAAAGAAGGGGTTGTACATGTTGGTGGAACTAACATCGGAAACGCCACAGGCTTCACTGTCGACACTACCCACGACGTTGTTGAGGATACAGCACTAGGAAGTTCCATGAAGTCTTATCTAGTCGGAAGGGGTACGTTTACAGCGACTATAGATATGAACTTTGATGAAACTGACAGCGGTCAAACAACATTAGTGCAAGGCACAAGTGCAAGTTTTGAGTTCATGCCAGAAGGAAGTGCATCTGGAGATAGAAAGTTTTCTGGAACTGGTATCGTTACTGGAATGTCAGTTGGTGTTACATTAGATGGTGTAACAACTCGAACTGTCTCATTACAAGGAACTGGTGGTCTTACCATAGGCACAGTATAAGTTAAATGGCAGATGAAAAGATTGACTACTTTGATGGTATTCGTGACCATTTTAGTCAGCTAGACACACAGATAATTGAAGTTCCAGAGTGGGGTTTAACAGGCGATAAGGCTATTTATACAAAGCCTTTTAATATGCTTGAAAAACAAAAGATATTTAAGGGTGCAACAAACACAGATTTGTTAGTTCTCATTGACGTTATCATCGAAAAAGCCTTAACAAAAGATGGCGAAAAGATGTTTAATGCAACCCACATCCTTGCCTTCAAAACAAAAGCTGACACAAATGTAATAGCAGACGTTGCCACAAAGATTATGGGAACTGGAAATGAGGACGTTGAGGATTATAAAAAAAACTGAAGAATGACGTAGAGTTACATAATATCTTTGGTTTAGCCGAAAAGCTACATAAGACAGTTTCCGAAATCTTGCAAATGTCCGTTGAAGAATTTAATATGTGGATTGCATACTTTCAAATCCAACATGAGGAACGAGAACGACAAGAAAGACTAGCAAAGGCAAGTAGATAGTGGCAACAAAAAACGTAAATATAGACATTATAGCAAAGGATAAGACCCGGCAAGCTATGAGGTCAGCCACAACAGGCGTTGATAAACTTAAACAATCGGTTTTTAATTTAAGAAATGCATTAGTTGGTATTGGTGCGGGTGTCGCTATAAAGTCCTTTGTTGATGTTGGTAGGCAAGTTGAGTCCTTACAAATCAGACTTAAGTTTCTTTTTGGAAGCGTGGAAGAGGGTGCAAAGGCATTTGATGTGATGTCAAAGTTTGCCTCCAAAGTGCCATTTAGCTTAGAGCAAATACAGGCGGGTGCGGGAAACCTTGCTGTCGTTGCAAAGGACTCAAAAGAGTTAGCGAAAATATTAGAGATAACAGGAAACGTGGCAAGTGTCACCGGGTTGGACTTTCAGACCACAGCTGAACAAATACAAAGGTCATTCTCTGCGGGTGTTGCAAGTGCGGACATTTTCAGAGAACGAGGTGTTAGAGATTTATTAGGTTTCAAAGCCGGAGCAACAGTCACTGCAGAAGAAACAGCAGAAGCATTTGAACGAGTGTTTGGAAAAGGTGGAAGGTTTGCGGGTGCGACAGATGATTTAGCACAGACATTTACTGGAACACTGTCGATGATAGGCGATAAAATATTTAGCTTTCAAAAGGCGGTCGCAGAAGAATTTTTAGTGGGTCTAAAACAAGAATTCGGTGCTTTAGATAAAGCCTTACAGGAAAATGAAGAAACCATTGATAGTGTAGCAAAAGCCATAGGAAAAGGTTTATCAAACGCTGTTATAACTGTTGGTAAAGGCATAAAGATAATAGCGGAAAACTTTGAAACCTTAAAAGCTATTGGCATGGGTATTGTGGTTGCAAAAATTACAACATCTTTCCTAAATCTTGCTATTGCTATCGGTCGGGTTAGAGTTGCTATGATTGCTTTCTCAAGAGTGTCTAAAACTACTGTGATAGGTATTTTAGCGGGAGTAGGTTTAGCCGTTGCCGAAGCCACTGGTGCATTAGATAAAATGTTTGAAATGTTTGAACAGCCAAGAGGCATAGAGGATTTCCGTGCCGAAATGGATATTATAAAAGACCAATTTAAAATGTTTGAACATAATGGGGTCAAAGGTTTTGATGCAGTTCATGAATCCTATAGGGCGTTGATGGAAGATATGAAAAATCAACTGCAGTTTGCCGATTTAAACACTCAAGAGATGGAAGCTCTAAAAAATATGTTACATGAATTAGAAACGGCTTATTTGGCTGTTCCTTTAGAAGCTATATCGGTTGGAATGGATGAAGTGACGAAAAAAACCAAAGGGCAAAAAGACGAAATAGAAAAATTAACTACTGTTTATGCAAATTTCAAAAAAGGCTTTACCGATGCTTTTTCTACACAAAAAGAGATGTTTCAAGAAATACAAGATATAGGAAAGGGAACATTTGAGGGATTGAAACAATCATTAACTGATTTCGTTATGACAGGAAAACTAAGCTTTCAAGATTTATCAACCTTCATTGTTAGAAAAACTGTTGAAATGCTAATAGGGCAAGCAATACAAAATGCTTTTGAAAAAGGAATGGCAATGTTTAAAGCAGATGCCATAAAGAAATCCATGATTAGTTTATATGAAGGTGCTATGAAAACTTTCGCTTCTATTCCCTTCCCATTCAATGTGGTTGCTGTGGGTGGTGCTATAGCCTTTGGAGCTGGTATCATAAACAGAATTAGAGGGTTTGAAAAAGGCGGTAGACCGCCAGTAGGCAGACCAAGCATCGTGGGTGAAAAGGGTGCAGAACTCTTTGTTCCAGACCAAGCCGGGACAATAGTGCCAAACGATAAACTGGGTATGGGCAAACAAGTAACAGTGAATTTCAATATCAATACTGTGGATGCCAGAGGGTTCAATGAACTGTTAGTTAACAGTCGGGGTGTAATAGTAAACCTTATTAATAGTGCAATGAATGAAAAGGGTAAGATGGCAGTCGTATGAGTGGAGCTTTACCAAAAACAGATTTTACAGCTATCAATATTAAGAGCAATCAAAAGACTTTGTTCAGTGAAACAGATAGTGGGAAGACATTTAGAAGACAAGTGCAAGGTCAACGCTTTAGTTTTACTCTTTCATATCCTCCCATGACTAGGGCAGACTTTGCACCTGTGATGGCTTTTATAATGAAGCAGAGAAACAGAAAAGATAATTTTACAGTCACCTTCCCAAGCTATCTAAACGCACAGGGCAACGAAACAGGAACTTTGTTAGTTAATGGTGTTCATGCAGTCGCTGACACAACGATAGCCATAGATGGGTTTGCGGGTGATGGTGCGGGTAGACTTAAAGCGGGTGATTTTATCAAGTTTGCTCACGATAAAGTTTATATGGTGGTTGAAGATGCAACGTCATCCAGTAATGCGTCAACAGTCACAATAGAACCACCCCTTAGAGAAGCACTAGCGGATAATAGTGCGGTCACCTATGATTCAGTGCCTTTTACAGTCCACCTTAGGAGTGACGTTCAAGAGTTCGCAACAGGGCAAAACGATAAGGATGGAAACTTATTATTTAATTATGAGTTCGATGTAATAGAGAGTTTATAAATGGCTAGAGGTTTAACAAGTGCAGTAAAAACAGAACTAGCCACAGGAAATATTGAACCAGTTATTTTATTAGATTTAGGGTTCGCATCAAGGGTATATCTTACAAACGCAAGCTTTGACATAACATCAAGCGTTTCAGGAAGTTCAAGAACCTACGCATCAAATGGACATTTAAGGGGAATAACCGCAGTAAGTGAAACGGCTTCCCCTTCAAAAAACAGTCTTGTCGTTTCTCTATCTGGCGTAGACCAAACATATATTTCCATAGCACTTAGCGAAAACATAATTAATGATGATGTGTTTATCTACAGGGGATTTTTGGACGCAAACCAATCACTAATAGCAGACCCATTTCTCTTGTTTTATGGAACAATAGATGAATTTAAAATTACTGATAATACAAACACTGCTACATTGAGTTTAAATGTAACGTCACATTGGGGTAACTTCTCAAAAAAAAGCGGTAGAACAACATCAGATAACTCACAAAAAAGATTTTTTTCTTCTGACAAAGGCATGGAGTATTCCGCACTAAATCTTGTAGACATCAAATGGGGTAGGGAATGAGTAGCGTACATTTATATCAAGCAGAAAAAAAAGATTTTGATATGATTTATGAAATGCTGATGGAGTTCAAAGAAAGTGAGCTATTTGATAAGAAACTGCCAGAAGTTGACAAGCCAAAACTTACACTATTCATCAACACTATTTTAGAAAAGGGAAAGATAATTTTTGCTAAAGATTTAGATTCAGAAACAATTATGGGGTTGTGTATGTTTCACAAGTCAGAATATTGGTTCAGCAAAGATAAACTAATGAATATCCATGTTTTGTACGTCAGAAAGCAATATAGAACCTATAACTTAGTGAAAGTCATAATTGATTCAGTCAAAAATGTATCAGAAGGTTTACCAATGTTACTATCAATAAGTACAGGTCTACACAAAGACCCAGTTTTTGAAAGATTAGGATTTGAAAACATGGGAAGTAATTGGAGAATGTTTTAAATGTGTGGTTTCGTTGAAGATGTATTTGATTTTGTAGGCGATGTAATAACGGAAACTGTTGATTTTGTTGGTGATGTCGTAACTGGTGTTGTAGATGTCGTGGTGGACGTTGTTGATGAGGTAATAAGTTGGGTAGTACCACAGCCAGAAGTTCCAGAGTTTTCAGAGGAGTTTGAGGAACAACAGGCAAGAGGGATATTAGTCAATAAATTCACCGCTAATTCAAGTATTCCTGTAGTTTATGGAACTAGAAAAGTCGGTGGTAATGTTGTCTTTGTTGAAACGTCAGGAACAGATAATCAATATCTATATATGGCGGTGGTTCTCAGTGAAGGGGAAATAAACAGCGTTGAAACATTATTTGTAAATAATCATCAAGTTACTCTAAGCGGAGCATTGACCGATGGCACACAAAGAACAGTAGCTAGTTCCGATTCAAACTTCTTTGCTGACTCTAGCTTGATTACAGTAGAAGCACATTTAGGAACAGATTCACAATCAGCATCAACCCTTTTATCCACACTTACGTCATGGACATCAAACCACAGATTACGAGGTCTTGCCTATCTAGCTCTTAGATTTGAATGGAACGCTGATAAGTTTGGTTCATTGCCAAGAGTGCAAGCAACTATAAAAGGAAGAAAAATTTACAACCCAAATCTTGATAGCACAGTCACAGGGGGTAGCGGTAGCCATAGAAAAGACGATAGTACAACTTGGGCATATTCAGACAACCCAATATTACAGCTATTAGACTACCTTAGAAACGAAAGGTTTGGAATGGGTATAGCTAATAGTTATTTTGATAGTAACTTTGCAGATTGGCAGACCGCCACAGATGTATGTGATACAAATATCACACCATTTAGCGGTGCAAGTCAAATAGACCTTATGGACAGTCATATAGTGGTTGATACGTCCAGAAAAGCTATAAATAACGTAAAAGAATTTGTAAAAGGTTCACGCTCTTATCTTAACTTTTCTAGCGGTAAGTATAACGTCTTAGTGGAAACAACAGGCTCTGCATCAATCACCCTTACAGAAGATAACATAATAGGGGGTATTACTGTTCAAAGTAAAAACAAAAATTCACGATATAACAGGGTTATCGTTACTTTTGTAAACCCAAATAAAAACTTTCAGACCGATACAGTACAATTCCCACCAGTAGACGAAACAGGGTTGGCATCCGCAGACCAACACGCAACCATGAAAACAGAAGATGGTGAGTTGCTTTTAGAAGGTCGTTTTGATTACACTATGATAACAAACGCCCATCAAGCACAAGAAATGGCAGAAATAATTCTAAGGCGGTCACGCTCAAGTTTAGATATATCTCTAAGAGCCGATGCAACAGCGTTAGATTTAGCGGTTGGGGATATTGTAAACGTAACCCATGCAACCCCTAGCTTTTCCGCAAAACCCTTTAGAGTGCAAAGAATATCAATAAATGCTGACCACACAGTAAGTTTACAATGTTCGGAGCATCAAGATAGCTTTTATACATTCGGAACACAACAAGCGTTGCCAACAATACCCGATACAACACTACCAAACCCCTTTTCAGTACAGCCACCCGCAAGCATTACACTATCTGATGAACTGGTAGAGTATGCCGATGGAATTGTTATAACCAGAATGTTAATCACTATTGGAGCGTCAACAGACCTTTTTGTTGATAATTATGAGGTGCAAATAAAGCAGACATTAGACCCCGATGGGAACGCTGTAACTGATTCATTTAGAGAAATAGCAGTTGGAAAAATACTGGAATATCAACATCTTAATGTGATTGATGGTGCAACGTATCAAGTCAGAGTAAGGGCAGTAAACACTATAGGGTCTAAGAGTACGTTTATATCAACCACAAGGGCAATAGTAGGGGGTGTTGAACCGCCTAGCAATGTTGAGGATTTCGGGGTTGAGTTGCATGGTCAAGACCATCTAAAGCTTACATGGACTCCACCTTCAGCAAATAGTGACCTAGATATATCGTTTTATGAAATACGCTATCAAAATGTTACAACTGGTGCTAACTGGCTAAACTCAACAAATCTTGTTAGATGCCCTAGAAGAAAGTGCGATAATGCAGTAGTACCCGCCAGAGTAGGTTCGTATCTTATCAAAGCAGTAGATAAAAACGGCAATACATCGGCAGAAGCCACCATAGTCACAACCAATATTTCAGCTATACAAGCCTACAAACAAATATCAACATTCACAGAAACACCCGATATTTTTACAGCGTCAGACCAAATGGATGCAACATTTCCGCTTGCTGTAAAGATAGACCCATCGGGGGATGTTATATTATCGTTAGATACAGTCACTAATTTTGACGATACAATAGGTAATTTTGATAGTGTTGAAGGGGATTTTGAGCTAGGGGGAACAGATACAACGTCAAACCCAAACTTTAATAATACAAACAGAGACGCAAAAGGGTTTTATAATTTTACTAATTCACTTTCACTAACCCAAATATTCGATGGAAATATAGAACCAAGTATTACGCTAGACGCTGAAAACCCCTATGATTTATTCGATGGTGGTAGAGGTGCGTTATTATTCGATGAAGCCAAAGCACCTTTTGATGGAACGGAACAAATACACGCTTTCCACCGGGTTCAAATTGCTACCTCGACCACATCACTTGCCGATTGCACAAGCTTTCAAGACATAACACAATCAGCAACATTTAAATTTAAGTTTGCAAAGTTTCGTTTAAAGTTGTCAAATGATGATGCTCAAACATCTAGTAATGTTAAGCAAATTGTGATTAAATTGAATATGGAAGAGAGAACTTTTGCAGAGAGTAATTTGACAACATCTAGTGGAACAAAAACAGTAACATATACAAACCCATTTTTTGAAGCACCCGCAATCGGTATTTCTGCACAAAATATGGCTACAGGCGATGTTTTCACAATAAGTTCTAAAACAGTTAATGGGTTCACAATAGCATTTGCAAACTCAAGTGGGAGTGCGGTGGATAGAACATTTGACTACATCGCAAAGGGATTTGGGTTGCAAAGTTAACTAGAAAAGGATATATAAAATTATGGCACAAGTTTCAGATGTAAGTTTAGCAAATCAAGGTTTTAGTTCTTTTAGGACTGAATTGAATAATATTTTAACGGCTTTGAATACTTCACATATAGGAAGTTCAGCACCTGGCTCGGTCACCACCGGGACTATATGGGTCGATAATGGAACAAGTGGCACACTAAAAGTAAAGATTAACGATGGTTCTGACAATATTGAGTTGTTTTCAATAAATATAACAAGCAATGCAATCACAAGCACAATGTCAACGACTGGTACTATATCAGAAACTGACCCAAATGCTTTACCTTTGGCGATTGCTCTAGGATAGGGAGTAGAACATGGCTAACACATTTAAGGTAAAAACCAACGGAGCAATGCCTAGTTCTGGTTCGGCTGAAACCCTTTACACAGTACCAAGTTCCACAACCACAGTTATCATAGGGTTATTGCTTTGTAACATTCATACTACAGCCGTAACAGTAGATGTAGAAATAGAGTCCGACACAAGCGACACAGAAACAAACTCAAATGTTTCAGTTGTCAAAGGGGTTAGCATACCTAATGGCTCAACGTTAGAGGTTCTTACTGGTGGAAAGGTGTGTTTACAGGCAACCGATGTTTTGAAAATAAATTGTAGTGTTCAAGCAAAGATAGACGCTACACTAAGCATACTTGAAATAACATAAGGGGGAACGATGCCATTTATAGGAGTACAACCTGCAACAGTTCCACTTACATCATCAGATATTACGGATGGTATAATATCAACAGCGAAAATTGCGGATGATGCTGTTACTGGTGCAAAAATAGAAAACAGTCCAACGATAGCAAACTCTTTAACAGTAGCAAATGGTTTAACGCTAACAGATGGTAATCTTGTTGTTGCTAGTGGTCATGGTATAGACTTTAGTGCCACAAGTGATGAAAGTGGTATGACAGGAGAGCTGATGGACAATTATGAAGAAGGTAGCTTCACCCCTTCTTTTGTAGGTGCTTCTTCTGGTATCACATATTCAAGCCAACTTGGTCGATATACATTAATTGGAGATTTGTGTACCATTTACATAAGTATGACATACTCACTATCTGGTTTCAGTGGATTTAATTTACGCATAGCGAAACCATTTACAGGTCATGCAAGTATAGGTCAAGATATGCAAGGTGGTGTTTTAATGAGAACGACTGGTCTTGCTGACGATGCCGATACCGCAAATAATGACGCTTATACTTTTGGTATTTATAATGGTCAAGACATATATGTCTATCAGATGGACGGAACTGTTAGAAACTCTACAGGACATTTCAAAAGTGGCACTATAGCTGGAAGTTTTACATATAAGATAGCGTAACAGGAGAAATTAATGGCAATAACTAAAGAAATAACACAAGATAAAATAGAAGTTGTTGGTCAATTTAAACAGATACAAGTGCGAACAGCAACAATAATAAAAGAAGATGGTAAAGAAATATCACGTTCTTTTCACCGCCACGTTGTTTTACCAGACAGCGATAGTTCTAATGAGAGTGAAGATGTGAAAGCAATTGTAAAACAGTTCCACACAAATGATATTAAAACCGCTTATCAAAAACATTTAGAATCTCAAAAACATCTGGAAGAAAAATCTTAATGGCATATATAGGCAAATCACCCCAAGTAGGGAACTATATCAAGCTAGATGCGATAACAACATCAAGCACCAACACCTATAATCTTCTTAAAGATTCGGTGGCATTTGTTCCAGAATCAGCGTTGCATATGTTGGTTTCTTTGAATGGTGTTATACAAGAACCGCTTACCGCCTTTTCAGTTTCTGGTTCTACAATCACATTCTTGCCCTCAAGCGGTACATTATCATCTAGCGACTCAATAGATTTTATTCTTGTACTAGGAAACACGCTAGACATAGGAACTCCAAGCGATAGCACAGTAACAAACGCAAAGACAAACTTTGTTTCGACTTCTTCAAGTGCGGGATTGTCTATAAAAGGCGATGGAACGACAGACGGAACACTACAGCTAAATTGTTCACAAAACTCACATGGGGTAAAGTTGCGGTCACCCGCACATTCAGCGGGTCAATCCTACACTTTAACGCTCCCTACAGGCAATCTAACAGCGGGGAACGTACTCAAGATAAATTCTATTAGTGGGTCTGGTACAACCGCTATAGGGCAGTTAGAAGCACCTTCAGAACTCACTATGCCAAATCAACCCGCATTTCTTGCAAGGCTTACAAGCAATTTAAGTAATATGTCTGTCAGTACTGGTGTCCAAATTACATTTGGAACAGAAATATTTGATCAAGGCTCAGATTATGACAGTTCAAACGGAACGTTCACAGCACCAGTAACAGGAAGATATGCGTTTTTCTTTAATACTAGAACAGAAGCAATAGAAACAAACGTAGCATGGTGGCAATGGACGATTGGTTCTAGCAATAGAAATGTGGGTCAGTTAATTTCTACAGGACAGTTTGACGCTACAACCGATTATTATGGTCAAAATATGTCAATGATACTCGATATGGACGCAAATGATACTTGTCATATGTCTTTTTATCAAAATGGTGGAAGTGCTACAGTAGATTTAAACGCTGATGCGACATATTTTGGTGGATATTTGGTTTGTTAGAGAAAAGGAAAAAAAATGGCTAAAATTACAATTAAAGTAGAGGTCGATGACACTCAACAATCTATATTGAACAATGACTTGTTAGACATAAATCAATGGGTGCAAGAAGCAATGACAGGCAAAATTCACAATTGTTGGAAAAGGATGCAACAGGAATGGACTACAAAGCTTATGAACGATGATTCTTTCACAGACCCAATACCAAGCAACCAAGCCGACTTTGTAAAGCTAATCACCGCTAGGTCAGATTATAAGACTAGAAAACAAAGAGATGCAGAAAACTCTATTGGGGAATAAAGATGCCTTTAACTAAAGTACAAAGCAGAGGAACAGAGAATGTAGGGCAAGGTTCGTCTAATTTAATAATTAATGGTGCCATGAATCTGGCACAGAGAGGAACGTCAAGCACAGGCATAGGTGCTAGTGATGGATATTTTGTTTGTGATAGGTGGTATCTTGATAGTGGTGCAACAACAGCGGGACGTTTAACAATGACACAAGACAGTTCTGCACCTAGTGGCTTTGCAAATAGTTTAAAAGTAGCTTGCACAACAGCGGACACATCTATTGCTTCTGGAGAGCAATTATTAATCCAACAAAGAATAGAAGGTCAAAACTTACAAGCATTTGCGAAAGGTACATCAGATGCTAAAGAATTTGCTGTTTCTTTTTATGTAAAAGGTAATGCGAGTGCAACATATATTTGCGAATTACATGACCAAGACAACGGCAGACAATGTTCTAAAACATTTAGTGTTACTACAGATTGGACACGAATAGAATTAATTTTTCCCGCTGATACTACAGGAGCTTTTGACGATGATAATGATAGAAGTTTAAATTTTAATATAGCTCTTCATGCGGGTGCAACATACACAAGTGGAACACTAAATTCTAGTGCTTTCGCAACAACTAACAACAACAACAGATATGTGGGCGGTTCATCATTTTTTGACAGTACATCAAGAACCTTTTTCATTACAGGGGTGCAAATAGAGGTAGGCTCACAAGTATCAGATTTTCAGCACGAAGATTTTGGAACAACACTTGCTAAGTGTCAAAGGTATTTTTTTGCAGTTGGATTTCCAGATAAATTAGCGTCATCGGTGAATTTTGCAATGGGATATTATTTAAATTCGGCTAGAGTTGATTGTGTTATTGACTTGCCCGTAACAATGAGGACAACACCTTCTGTTATCGCTAGTAGTGGTACGAATCATTTTGATGCTTATATGAATGGGAGTGATTATTTTGATACATTTGATGCGATAAATTCGGCTAGTGCTAATAGCTTTACTATATACAGAAGTAGTCAGATAAGTGGAACAGCGGGTGACGCAGTATTGATATCTAAAAGCTCTAGTGCTTCATTAACAGCATCGGCAGAATTATAGAGGTCAACATGAATATATCAGAAGCAAAATATATAAAAAATATAATTACAGAAGAAAATGACTCTATTAATATTGTTTGTGATGGGCAAGTAATTTTTGTACCAATAGACCCCGCTAACAGACATTACGCAGAAATACTTAAACAAGTAAAAGAAGGTAATCTTACTATTAAGGACGCTGACGAATGACAAAAGCAGATATAAACGCAATACTAATGGAACTAAGCGTACTTAAAAACGATATGTACCATTTTAGACAGGATATGGA